GTGAATCACCGAGCGCAGCCGAATACTCTTGCCGATCAGATGCTCTTGGTCGTGCTGGTCGCCGCGAATCACCCGCAGCCCGCCGGTCTTCTCGTCGATATAAAACTTGCCGACGAGCAGGGGCAGGTCACCACCGAAGACTTCATCGCCTTCCTCGTTCACTTCCTTGCCCCGCACTTGCCAGCGCAGGGTTTCGGTCGTGCCGCAGTCGCAATTCTGGTGCAAGTTACGCACCGTCTGACACATCAGCTGCAAGCGGCGGGAGAAATACTCCGCTTCCTGCAACGGCGACTTCGAGAACTGCAATGCCTTCGCCGCCGAGCGCGACTCAATCACCGAGTCGTACAGACTGCGAATGCCTTCGACATAACCCGGAATGATCGGATAGCGGAACTGGTCCGAATCGATGTCGGTCAGATAGCCGCGCGGCCCAATTGACTGTTGCACCTGGTTGGCGTTGACCAGCTTGGAGCGCAGTGCCAACGACACCGCATTCATGGGCAGGTCTTGGCCATTGCCGAGCACATCGTCGATGACACCGTAGGCTTCCTTGATCATGCGACCGCCTTCGTCCGGGGTCTTGTTGACCGCGTCCTTGACCTTTTCCTTCATCGCAATGATCTTCGGATGATCGAGCACTTCCATCCAGTCCAAGATGTCCATCGAGCCCACATCGGCTTCGCACCGATAGCTCATCTCGTTGTAGATGATGTTGTTCAGCTGATAAATCCGCTGCGCCAACACATCGCGCCCGACCGCGTCGCCGTAGATCTCATAGACCGACCACATGCAGTTGCCCAACAGGTCGAGCGGCGTGCTCGCACTGTAGCGCTTCTTGCCCAACACCGCGTCGATATGGTGATGCTTGAGCAGCGGGGTTTTGCCCCACTGCCGATGAAACTCCCACGCATACGACGAGATCACCGTTTTGCGCCAGTTGGTTTCCAACTCCTGGTTGTCGTCGAAGATCAGGATGAACCGCCCCGTGAGTGTCTCCCACAGGTCATCGGTGGTCATCGCGAGCAACTTCCTGGCCCGGATCTTAATCATGGCATCCTCCTTGTTTCATGATCCGTTAATTAAGCAGCCAGTTTCTGGCGCGGCGTGTAACCTTGTTCGGCCTGCTCGTAGACAAACTTCCAGCCGCCGCATTGCGCGACGTGCCGTACGAGTTGGAGCGGCTTGGAACCACCCAGTGGCACAATGCTGCGATCGACCACCTTCTCGATGCCGGTGGGCTTGTCAGCCCGCAAGATTTGCTCGAGGATATGCTTGTGGGTAAACGGATTGTTGTTGCGATCCAGAATATCGGCCGTGATACGTGCGCCTGCATACGACACGGCAATCCGGACTTCCGCTTCGCCCCAAGCTCGAATCGCCTGCGTACGCGTGGGGGCTGCATACTTGTCGGCATTGGTGACCTGAGAGAGCACCCCAAAATGCTGGAGCTTACCCGAGGACACCGCGGTCCAGTCATCGGCGATCTTTTCCAGGATGATGATGTAGACCGATGCAATCCGTACTGGCTTCTTGGTCACCACCTTCTTGCCTGAGTTGCCGGTATACGCGACCGGACCATACACAGGCGGATACTGCTCCTGGATCGCCCGCACCATCGGGATATACGCCGGGTCGTTTTCCGGTGGCATGAAGAGCTGCAAGCCATCTGCATTCTCGATCGTGCCGTCGTGGTGCTTGATGATGTGGATCACACTGGCCAAGTGCTCGACCCGTGGGCGCGTGTACGAGCCCGTCATGAACCAGCTATGTTGCAACGGGCTCACGATGGCATAGTAGCCCATCAGGTACTCCCAGACTTCGTCGATCAGCTGCGGCTGTTCGATTTCCATCTGCGCAAGCTTCTTCGTGAGCATGTACTCCGGGTCGGTACGATCCACCCCGAGCTTCGCCACGATGCGCTTCATCACGTCGCGCGAGGCCGCATTGATGTAGGGCTCGTACAGACGACCGTAGTTCATGCGGTTCACGGTGGACTCACCCGAAACGATGATGTCCGCACGATTGCCATGCTCGTCGATCGGCATTTCATGCGGTTCGCAGATCTTGCAGATCACACCCTTGCCGCCGAAGCAGTCCGTCAGCTTAAAGCCGATGGTCGGGGTGATTTCATACTCGATCACGAATTCCACTCGCCAATCATCGAGCGGGGCCTGACGATAGAGCTTCTTGATGGATTCGCTCGGGCTGGCACTGTTCTTGCCGACCACGCTGAGCGCTTCCACCACCAACCGGTGAAACTCCGGCGACAGGCGCGGCTTGCCATCCGCATACTTCGACTTCTGCGAGTTATACAGCTGGATGATTTCCTGATAGAACTCGCGGCGTGCGCGGTCATAGCGGGAAGGCTGCGTATCCATGCCTTCAGGCACATTAGTGTTCTGGTTATTCGCATCGTGATGCACGCGAATATCCACCACCTTGCCACCCGTAGGCACATAGGTCGCCTTGTCGAACGTGAAGTCCGGCCGCCGCAACGCTGCGGCCGACTGTTCCACCACCGCCAGACTTTCATCGTAGCTGCGCAGCATCATCAGCAGCCCGTCTTCGCGCACCATCTCGCCGATGTCCGGAAACGACTTATACTTCTTATAGTCGCCGTACAAGTTCAGCGGAAAGCGCTTGCTGCCCCACTCGACCACGCGGGTTTCGTACGTCTTGAAGCTGAAGCGATCGAGCACATCGCGCGAAATCACGATGCCGTCCTCAGCCACACCCGGAATGGACATGTACGCCACGTTACACTGCACGCCGTACTTGTAGTCACCGTCCGCAGTCACAGACGGGGAATCCAAGAACACCTCACCTTCTTGGATTTCCGCGCCTTGCACGAGCTTACTGCGCGCCGGACGACTCACAAACGGAAAACCGAAATACTGATGCTGTGAGCAAAAGCGCGGCATGTTAATCATGCCAATTTCGCTGCCGCCTTCGGTGGTTTTGAAAATCACCACTTGTTGCGGATTTTGCCACTGGTCCTGAATGATCGAATCCGCGCCGTAGCTGGTCCGATACCGATCGATCACTTTCAACACCTGGCCCGTCTTGGGCATTTTCACGTTCCAGGTATACTTGCCGAACTCACGTTCCATGCCGGTCTGACAGTAACGTGGCGTGGCTCCCTTCACCACCAGCGTCTGACCGATGTGGCTGGAGAACATCTGCTCCCGCGAAGCAGAGTTGGCCCCTTTCCACGGATTCAACCCACACACACCCAGCAGCTGCCGCAGAAGCTGATTAGGTTCCGGAAGCGGTTCATAGACCTTCCGTGCTGAATGAACGTTCATCTCGTACCTTTCCTTGTTGTAACGACCTACGCTATTACCCCGTCTGACTTCCACTAATGCACTCTTGCAATGCATTCGCAGAAATCATTTGAGGCTCTTCGTATTAGTAATATATGTTTGACTTTATTTAGGTGGAATACGATGGATATTAACAAGTATTCGATTGGGCTGGATAACCTGGATTACTACAATCCGGGTTTTCGACGGGTCTTAGAAGACCACTTCTCCCTGTTGAAAACACTCGCCTCAACCAAGGCGGTGCCAATTGATGGGTATCTCGCAGTGCGTTACGAGTATGACTTCTATGGCTTGATGCAGCAGCAAAATGTGCCTCATCAGCTCCATTGGTTGGTGATGCGCTTGTCGGGCTATACCTCGCCGGATCAAATGACGCAGGATTTGCAGTCGTACTACCTGCCGGACCCGAACTATGTGGAGTCGCTGCGCTCGGTCTGGAATGCCAAATCGGGCGTAAAGTGAGGCAGAGTCGCTATAGATGACTCCCTGGAATAAAAAAAGAAGATCGGTAAACAGCAGAGGGCCGAAGCCCTCTGCTGCTATGCCGTTGAGGACTGCGTCCTACTTACAGGCGCACTGCCGGTTGCTGATTCCAACCCCCACCGCCTTGGTTCCAGCTACCGCCTTGCTGGCCCCACTGCTGCTGCGGCTGACCGCCCCACTGGTTACCCCCACCCCAACCGGGATTGCCCACCGGACCGACCGGATTGGAGAGCGAAGCGCGTTGCGGCGGCTGCGGTTGCCACGCCTGACCCGGATTCCAGCCATGCGAGCTGCCGTAACCCACCGCTTGTTGCAGCGCGGGCTTGGAGCGCACCAGCGCTTCGAAGTCCGTACCACCTGTCGCGGTGCGCACCGGGGCACTGCTGGAGGCCGGAACCGACGGTTGCGCAGCAGGCCAACCCGGCGTGGCAGGCGGCGGCGTCGCCGGACGCTGAGCCGACAACGAGACACCCATCGCACCTTGAGTCGAGGCACCTGCAGGCGCATTGAAGGCCGTCTGGGTCTGCGCGATTTGCTGTTGCTTCTCGGCTTCCGTACCCGGCACCGTACCTTCGTTGCCCGCTTGCATCGGCGTGGAACGAATTTCCGGCAGCAGTTCATCGAGATTTTCCAGCTGGTCGACCCAGTCCGCGTTCACGAGCAGATTCTCCGGCAGGATGCCTTCGAAGCGCGAGATCAGATCGTTCAGCGGTGCAGCAATCGCTTTCACCGTCAGCAACAGCGCTTCGATGGACGGCGCAATCGTGCTATTCGAGCCACGATTGTACACCCCGGCGATGTCTTGCTCGGGTAGGATGTAATCCAGCAGGCCGATCAGGGCTTCACGATCCTTCACGCGCAGCTTCACGCCATGCAGTTCGTTTTCGCCCTTTTTCAGTTCGTTGTAGAACGGGAAGTGCGCCACCCCCACACGCGCGTAGCGCTTGTCGCCGACCGTACCGCCGCGCTTGATGAAGATCGACACGAAGAGCTTCTGGTGCTGGGTCGCACTGAGGCTATCCATGATTTTCTTCAACGCAGCAAGCGTCTTCTCGTCGGCGTTCTTCACCTTGGAGAGGAATTCGCTTTGCTCGGGGCTGAGCTTATGCTGCTCGGCTTGGCTGGTGCCGAGTTGCAGGAGCGTATGCACGATGGTGCCGAACACCACGTTCATGCGACCATTGATCGCCATGCGAAAGCGCTCGAAGACTTCCGATTCGCCACGCATCACGTTTTCCTGCAACGGATGGAACAGCACCTTGGTGTCCGGGCTCGGATTAGCCTGGTGTTCGCGTGTAGGCAGCACCAGACGCTTACCCTTCATGGTGAGGGGCTTGCTATCCTTGCTCGTTTTGATCGACACGCAACCGTCGGTGGTCACGGTCAACCCTGCCGCATCCAGTACGGCTTCGTAGAACTTCAACATTTTACTCATTCTTCTCTCCTACCCTAGTTACCTAGGGGGTTCCTTGTTTACAGTTGACCGAATTGCACCCCGGCCGTGCCATGGTACGACGCACCCGGTGCGATGTCGTTGGAATTCAACACCGCATTAAAGAGGCTATTGAAGTCCGTCGCCAACGCGAGCGCGCGCTGATCGTTGTTGGTCACGATCGGCACGAGCAGCGCATCGCAGAAGCTCGGCAGCGTGAAGGTCTCGAAGGGTCCACCATTCATCGAGATCTCCAGGATCGACTCACCCAGCAAATCGAGCTTCAGGTTAAACGCGTAATCCAGCGTGTTGCTGTACGACACATCGTTCAGCACTTCGTTGGCCACCCGCCACTTGAACTTCTCGATAAACTGCGTCATGTCGATCGTGGTGCCTGCCATCGACGGGAAGTCCCGCATGCCGGAGATGACGATCTGCGGCTCACGGAATTCATTGCGGTTCGTACAGTGCACGATGATGTTGGCGATCGCAGACTCGACCATGATAGCCGGAATCGAATGCGCGATAATCGTTGCCACCTGCGTGTACTGGTTCGAACCACCCCAACCCACTTCACTCGAGGTGTTGTTGAAGAAGCCCCCGTGTTGGCCACCCATCGGGTTGATCGGCGAAGCCTGGCCCTGATACGAGAGCAGCGCGATGTCGTCGTCCATTGCGTGCGGGTCCAGACGTATCAGATCGCTGATCGTGAAGGAGTTGCCGTTCTGGCTGCCCCGGATCTTGTTGATCGCGTTCATGAACGGATCTTGCGCCACGGACTGCTCGACCGAATGGCCGCGCGCTTGCGAGAGAATCTGGTCGTGTGACTGACCAAACGCATCGAGCTTCAGCGCCGTCTGATAGTTTTCAAACAGCGCGGACGCGTAAGCCGTCGTATTGGCATTGCGCCGCCACGACTTTTGCGGCAGACCCGTGACCAAGGTGCGTGTATCGTTCATGTCCGCATTCGTCTCTTGGCCGAGATGGATACGGGTCATGGTCGAATACACGTCCGCAGGCCGCATGCGGAATTCCTTGTTCGGCTGATGCACGTTCTCCCAGGCATTGTCGACGATCACGTGCGCCGCATCCGCGACGTTATAATAGTCGCGATTGCCGATGGCGGTGCGGGCGGTGACCCGACGCAAAGCCATGGTGGAATTCACGTAGAAGAACATGTGCGGGTCGATGTTGCCCTGCAGGGTCGGATCAAAATACTCCGAGTAGCCGGTGATGACCTGCGTGATTTCGACCCCTGCCGGTCCGATGTGATCCAACAGCATCATGAAGCGCAAGCGCCGCTCCTGCCAACCATGCGGGATCACGACTTCCTTTTCCCACGCCGCCGAGGGCAGGATAAACTGATTCGCCACCCCGGCGAGGGACGCCGGAGTAGCCGGTTGCTTCGGGTCCAGCCGGTCCGCCACCAGCTGTTCCACGTTCGGCGTCACGACCGTTTCGTACGGCCGACGGTACTGTTGGCCATGACCGCTGGTCTCGACCATGACAAGCTGACGCACGCGAAACTTGTCACCCATCCCGTTACCTACGAAGTTGTTCAGCATGTTCAAACGCTCCTGTTTGCTTGGTTCGTTGCGATTTCGATCGCCAGTTTTGCCATCTTAATCTTTATATCGTAAGGCACCGCATACCGCCGATCATTGGTGTTTTGGACGACCTTCGCGAGCCATCCCGCGGGCACCGTTAAGCGCCACTCATGTTCGCGAAGTTGCTTGGTCACGTGGTCGATGCCCAGCACAGCGACATTCTTTTCCTTTTGTGACTTCTGCTTGCCGGACTGCCGCCGCGCATGCGGATAGAGCTTATTCAGCTCTTCCACCATGTTCGCCGGAATCCGGGCTTGGGGGATCACACCGGTCAGCTGCAATTCCTGTGCGTTCGACTGGGCCACTGCTGTCATCAGCCCAGCCAGCTCGAAGTGACCCCGTTGCCAGAGTACAGCCTGTGCCACTCCCATGGCCTCCAGCACGGATTTCTTCGAGAGATACGGAAATGCACGGGGACTCACCGCGTCTTCCAGCGTCCACTGGATCAACGCCAACTGCGGGTCCCAGATGTGTTCGTTGGTCAGTTGTTTGACCGCATCCAACGATTCCAACAAAATCCCGAGGTTCTCCTTAAGCTCCGGGCACACGCGCAACGCCAGTTTGGTGGTGTCGCTGATGTAGTGCTCGACGATTGCGATGTCGCCTGCGGGAATTTCCTGCTTGACCTTGTAGCCTTCCAGCTTCGAGAGATTGTTTTCGCTATCCCCCGACTGGCTTTCCGGGATCTTGGGTTTGACCATGCCCATGAAGCTGTGGTCATGACCCTTGACCTTCTGACCCACGTAGCGATAGATAAACGCCACCAGGTTAAAGTCCGGATCGGTGCCGCTGATGTCGCCAATCGTCAGACGGCGAATCACCACCAGCGCCAGCACCCAGGTGGAAAAGTCTTCCGTGGAAATCCCGTCGAGAATCGCCGAATCGAATTCCTTCGTTTGCGGCAAGCTCAATTCCACGTACTTCTGCAACCGTTCCATCGGCGGGCACTGACCTTCAGCCAAGATGTACGACTGCGAGAGCAACTGGAACGCCTTGTACTCCTTCCAGTTGGTCCCGTGTTCCTTCTCGGTGCGAAACACATACTCGCCCCACACCAGCAGCATTGGCCGCAGCACGACACTCAGCACCACGAGCTGCTTATAGTCTTCGCGCAGATAGGTACGGTCTCGCGTGCCGATGGCGCTGTGACTATCGCCGTATTCCTCATTGAGGTTGTGCGGCATGGCAATGTCGCTGTGGAAATCAATCCACGAGCGCACATCGTCGAGCTTGTGCAGCGCGCACAGCTCGGCGATCTGGGGCAACAGCGCCCGAGCCAGATCCTCGGTTTCCCAGATTTCGTCGAAGGTGATGTGAATGCGCTTGTACACCTCGAAGATCTGGTCCTGGGCTTCCATCGGCTGCTTGTCCCAGAACCCATTGATCTGGTGGAAGATGTCCACATCAGGCTTGATCGACGCCTTATCAATCAGCTTGATATTCCACTTCAGTTCCTGATCACGGTGACGTAGGAGCGCAACCGTCTGGTCCCCCAGATGGCCTTCCCGATCGGTGACTACACGCATCATTTTCTCCTGCGTAATAAACGTTGTAACGACTCTTTGGATACTGCTCAGTGTAGTAATATAGGTTTTCAACGAGTTTGAATCCACGAGGGATTCTCGGGTATTCTGTCGTGTTAGGAAAAGGCTGGATCACCCCCATCAGACCACGCCTACCCAAGCGTGGTCTGAGGGAGTGTATCCATTAAGCTATGCTACTGCCGGGTGCTTAGAAGGGCAAGTCGTCTCCGGCGCCGTCGCTACCACCTGCGAAGCCCGAATCGTTGCCGCCACCGCCACCACCGCCGCGGTTATATCCACCACCGCCACCACCTTGGCCACCACGGTTGTAACCACCGCCACCACCACCGCCACGATTGAAGCCGCCACCCTGGCCGCCTTCCTTCGGAATCGGTTCTTCCCAGTGCGACACTTGCATGTGCGCGAGCATCTCGGTGAGCAGATTCCAGTACGCTTCAGCGGCGACCTTCGAGGCTTCGGCCGCCGAGTAGTACTCGCCCGTGCCGTGCTTGAGCAAATGGAAGTCCGAGAGCTGGAAGTTGAACTTGATGCGCGGCCGGTCCTTGGCCATCACGCCCATCCACACCACGCCGTCCTTGTCCTTGCCGACGAACAGTTCGGACTGCACCACCGGCTTTTCGCTGCGCTTGCCGCCGGGGAAGATGAAGTTCTTGTTCTCGATCGAGTTCTTGAACTCGTCCTTGCCGCCCGTGCCGGGGATGAAGTCGATCGCTTGACGCAGCAGGTTCAGGAAGCCGTAGAATGCAGGCGTATCCATGTTCGCGCTGATCTTGCCGTAGTTCGTGTCGCGGTCGCTGTCCACATTCGTGTAAACAGTGATACGCGGGTTGTTCGCGAAAAGCCCCCACTGGAGCGACGCGAATTTGCCTTCCTGGTTCTTCGCCGACATCTGCAGCTTCTTGTTGTCGAGCGGAGTCTTCTTGCGCGGTGCTGCTTTGAAATCGCCTGCCATGATGCGTTTTCCTATTGGTTTTATGGTACTCAGACCATAGGTCGGGTGAATAAATTTACACTAGGATTTCTAGGAGCAGCTTGCGCGTCTCCAAATCCTCCAACTGACCGATGTTCTGGCGGATCTTCTCATCCGTCGTCACCGCCGACCAGTTGTACTTCGTTGCCAGCTCGATCACCTGTCGCCGAATGCGAATCGGCATCTGGAAAAAGGTGCGCGAATCTCCAAAGACCTGGATGAAATCTTCCCGAAACGGGATCATCGAGAGTTCACGGCCATTCTGGTACTTGGTGTACCATTGTGCCCGCTTCTTGACGTTGCCCGTGTTGGACTCCAAGAGGTCTAACGAGGAGAAGGCTTTCCACGACAACAGATCGTACGCAAAGTGCGTGAAGATCAGCGTCTTGGCTTGCTGCTGCGGGAAGAGCTTGAGCTTGAACACTCGAATGTCTTCACCGCCTTGTTGCTCCAGGGACTTCAGCAGCAGCTCGAGCGTCTGGTTTTTGATTTCCATATACTCTTGCTGCTTATCCGTGTTGGCTGCGCGTAGTTTGGCATGCGGATACTTCTCCTTCATGCCCGCGTAGTTGCTCACGTAAAACACGACCTTGCAATGATTGTGCGTAAACTCCTGCACGATCCGCTTGATCTGATCCATTTCATCGCGAATGCCTTCGTCCAGTTGACGTGGCACGACCCCGCCTTGCACCTCCTTCGGTAAGGCACCCATGAAGTTGCGAAACAGCGTTCGCAGGTTAATCCATAGCTCGCCGTAATCCAACAGCGGGGCTTTCTTGACTTTTGGGTCATGATCCGGATGGATACCGCATGCGCCTTCGAGCGCAAGCGACGTCGCAACCGAAAGAGGATACTGACCAACTTCCCGTTCTGCAATCGCTTGTTCGAACATGCGCATTCTCCTTATTTTTACAGTACTTCGGGCATGATTGCTTGAGCCATCGCCAGGACATCGGAGGTGGCACCTGCATTAATCAGACGGTCCGTGAGTAATGACGTCACGTTGTCCTTAGTGATCGTAATCGGGACATACGTAATCTCATCATCCAAAGCCGCTTCCGCAGTTTCCACTTCCCCATCATCTACAGGCTGTTTGTCCCAGGTAAACCACGGCCACTTGCGAATAAGCGCATCCATGTTCGAGAAGATGGGGTTATCCCACGAACCTCGAACCCGCACGAATGACTCTTCCGGCAAGCCCTCTACTTGCTTGGCGATTTCCGCCAGCGTATCTTCTAACGTCATCGCCTCGCACTTAACTGTCACGAAGCGCATGGCGTCGACATTCTCCACAAACACCACGTCGTGTTCATCACCGCGCCGATAGGCACGCACGTGCCCCTTCGGACCTTCTTCGCCATGCGTGAGCCGGTCAAACGAGCCTTGCGCAATAATGCGTTCATAGCGCGAGTGAATGTGCACGTGACCGATAAAGATCAGATGCTTCACAATCTTCAAGTACTCTTCGCTCGAGTGCTTCTGAGCTTTCACGATCGGTGGGAGCTGATACTCGAACTGACCGTGCATGAAGGCGTAATCGACTTGGGTGAGCCCTTTGGCTCGTAACAGGTCATGAACTTGGCTAAGGGTGGTTTCGGTGGAATTGGTCCACTCATCGGGTACGAAGAGCAACCACTGATCGTGGCGCTCTTCGTACTCGATGGATAGACTTCTCACGTATTTGAGATCGGCGCCAATGCCTGTTACTTCGTTCAGTGACTCAAAAATCCGTGACTGTTTCCAGTCATGGCTCGGTGTGCCCTCTAGGACGTACATGCGAATCCCGTGCTTCTTGCACAGTCGCAGCATATACGCCACCCACACCTTAATTTCGGTCACTTCATCATCGGGAAGTTCGAGCAACGTATCAAACACGTCACCAGCCAACACGATGATGTCCAGCTCGGCGGTCTCGGCGTTATCCGGAAAAGCAGTGCGGAGGTTCTTAATGATACGCTCCGCGGGATTTCGCGCGTGACCGAGGTGAATATCGCTGACTACTGCGATCTTCAGGTTAGAGGGGTTCCCATTCATCATTTTGCGTCGTCGGTTGGTCGGCGGAATTGCTCACACTATCTTTCTGTGCGGTAACTTCTTCCGTCTCCAACACGCCCGGCAAACCATAACGCTTAAAGATCGCATCCCAGCGTTCGAGATTGGTTCGCACCGAGGGCGGCAAATCCGCCATGAAAAGCGCGCGCTGCTTCAGGTGCGCGCTCAGATAATTGCGACCATCCTGGGGGGACACCCGTGAACGCAGCTCAGCGTTCCGGATGATATTCAGGATGTTACCGCCGGGCATGCGGGTGCGATCTTTGCCCTGGATCGCTTTGATGCCGCTGCGATCAAACAAGGGCGGCACCGAGAAGATCACTTCGCCCTTGGCGTTAATGATGTCGACCTCGCGGTATTCATTGCCCGCGTAGTTCGCCCACATGTCCAGATTTACTTGCGGGTAGAACTCATTTTGGCCTTTATGGAAGACAGCCAGCCAGAGACCGACGAAAATGCGCTCTGGCATGCGTGCACGAGTTGCAGTTTCTTGTTCATCCAGCGATTGACGAATGGCATTGATTTCCTCCGTTGAGCGGCCAGTACCCGTCATGTCGATGTTACGCGTCATCCATTCCAGACGACGTTTGGCAGGGTTCTGATCGGGTTGCGTGGGTTGAGTCATGATGGGATGCCTCCTGAGTCAGTGGGTAGCACACCATAATTGATCAAACCCATGACGCGTTTAAAGCTCGAGTCGTTCACCTGCACGAGCGAGCCCAGTGAATACTCCTGACCATTATCGCGAATGGTCGCCTGCACCGTCAAGGTGATGGCATTGGTCGGATTCACGGTGGGGTCATTGTTGGCGTTCACTTCTACGACGGTGGCATCGAAGTAACCCGCGAAATACGGCTCCAGTATCTGGCGCAATTGCAGGCACAGCTGGGGAATGTTGTTACCATACTGCTGAAGGAGGTTCTGCAAGTTGGCAACATGACCTGGATAGAGATACGTCTGGATCTTGTCGGATTCGAAAAAGTGCGACAACATCAGGTCGACCTTCTCGGGCACGGACGTAACCCAGCCCTTCATGCTAATACTCGGAACGGCAGCACCCATGGCAGATTCTGAAAGTTGGTAATGGACATAGAATCCACCCACTGAAAGAAAAAAAGAGCCGGGGGATAAAAACCCCCTCGACCACCGTCAGGTAGTCGAGAGGAAAAGCACTACAGCTTATCGTCGCTCAGCCTCATCCAGCTGCTATAAACCGGATTCTTGCTTCTGATCCGATTCATAACGTTGTCATAGTTCATTCCCAATGCAGCCATGGCTTCAAATACATTAGAATAGCGCACACCCTCAATCGAAACAGGCGGAGATTTAGCTCGCTTTGTCTTGATAAGGGAATCACTTAACTTCCGGCGCGCTTCCTCCGAAAGCACGTGACCTATACTTGCGTGTCTAAGTTTCTCTATGTGGCTGTCGGAGAAAACAATTCCTTTTCTCGCAGCAGAAAGATTTTTACGGTGTTCCTCGGACAAAACTTTGCCGACGTTAGCCTGGCGAAGTTTTTCGCGCGTTACTTCTGAGACGTAGCGACCCTGCATCGCAGCACGAATCTTTTCTTTTGTCTCAGGAGAAAGCTTCTTACCAATATTCATCCGGCGCAACGCATCTTTAACTTCGAAGGAATGCGTCATACCTAACATGGCATATCGTGCATTCGGTGCGCGATTAAAAAGCACTCCCAATGGCAGTAACGTATCAAGTAGCTCCTGTTCGTAGGCTTGGGCCTCTTCTTCGGTTTGCGTAACGATGGTCTGAAAATAAATCTCCGGATCATCGTCGTATGCCGCTTGAAGCTCAGGAATTTCGTGAATTCCTTTTCGGAGCAGATCCCGATGCTTGCGATGTCGTTCGTAAAGATGGGTAGTGCTGCCAACGTACATTTTCCCACTTTTCACATGAGTGATGACGTAAACTGCATTCAGTCTGACACTTTTGCGAAGCTGCGGCATATCTTCGAACTTCTGATGAGTAGATGTCATCAGATCAGAAACGTGAATTGTCATGAGCTAATAACACCTAAAGAAGAAAAAAGAGGACGCCGTTAGACGCCCTCTTAATCACATCAGAGTTTACTTGCGTACGGCGATGTGGGATCTTCCCCGCCATCTGCGATCAAAGCGTTCATGGCATCCCAGCACTTGAAAATGTCGTGCTGTTCGAGCAGATGCAAGTAACGATCGCCTTCGACCGGTTCGTCGAAGAAGAATTCCACATGGAAGTCCCCCTCTTCGTGACCGTCCTTATCTTTTACCACAGGCGTCTGGACGAAGCCATGCGCGGCCATCTGGTAATCATAGTGCTGCCATCCGATCTTGCCCGGATGCATGTCCACATAGGTTTCCGAATAGCCGTCAATCCGTTGGCCGTTATACATCTCCCGCACGACCGGATTAGCCACCAAGAAACGCTGCATCGAAAGGGGTGCCTGCTGAAAGGCGCCCATCTCCCAGATGCTACGAATCTCGTCGCGCTGCCACATGTGAGACACCATGCGCACCGCCGCCTTCGCGCGACGGAATGCTTCGCTATTGCCAAAGCGCTCCCACGCACTACGGGCCGTTTCCATGAAACCCTGGCCAAACCCCGCCATCGAGCTCGACATGTTGTCGAACTGATTTTGCAGATAGCTCATGGTTCCCGGATGGGGCTCATGATAAATCACAGCGTCAAAGACGTCTGCACCTCCTGTAATTACTCGCACGATGTCCTCCTCGTTAAGCGGCTTCAGCCAACATCATCATCTTGTTCCACTTGGCTTGATCCACCGATTCGTCCGTGTCATGCAAGAAGTTCGCCGTGGTGGCAATCACCGGCTTGGGCTGCGCGAGGTTACTCGACACCTTCTTCGGCTGGTCGAGACCAAACGTGCTCTTATGCGGCGCAAGTGCCCGCAGTTCTTCCGTCGTGTAGTTATCCAGACACGGCGTGAAGTTCAGCTGGTCACCATCGAAGTCCGCGTTCAGGCCCTTCACGTCCAGAATACTGATCGAGACGGTCGGGATCTCCACCACAGACTTCACTTGCGTCACATACACGAGCTGCGCCGAGCCGCGTTCCAACGAGGGATTCCGCTGCATGATACACGGAATGCCTTTGTACGGGCACTCTGCAATCAGCTCCTGGAACAACTGATCCAGGTCCTCGTTGTAAATCGACGCGTGCTTGTTCAGGAACGCGATCCCTTCGTTCGGTGTATAGCCGCGCCGTATCAGCTTGTTCATCAAGTGGATACGGAACACCGACAGACCGATCCCCCACGGAATGTGGATTTCCTCGTAATCGTGCGCATCCGTCAACGACGAGATCACCGCACGGAACGAGAAATGGGACCGAGAGCCGAACACGTGCTTACGGAAAATCCCCTGCTTCTTGGCGAGTGTGGTCTTATACAGACCCTCGTAAAACTCCGCCAATTGCGAGATCGTCTTCACGGTCCGATTCTCTTTCACACGCACGGTGTGAGAGGTCAGGGAGGAATCGATGCCTGCCATCATGCGAATCGCATCCACCGCACCGGTGATGATGGGGTCCACATAGGTGCCGACGTTGCTCTCCTCAATCACGAGAAGCGCCCGGTTCGGCAACGGCAGGTGATCGCTAAACACGCAGTCCCGTTGATTGCGTATCGCCGTCATGAGCTCCAGATGCTCCTCACTCTTGCGATACTCCTTGAGATCCATGAGCAACGCCATGATCTCGTCGAACTTGTTCACGAAGTTGTTCAACCCACGCGGGCAGTTCAACTCCTCCAGCCGATACACGACCTGAGGTTTACGCACCGGCGGCGCGTAGTTCGTGTCACAAATCCAGCGAATGATCTCATAACCACTGCGGGTGAATCGCTTCTTGAGCATCATCCACACGATCGGGTTGATCAGGCCATCAACGCCTTTCGGCCTTCTGATCCACACGATCGGTTCGAGGTCACGCTCCACATGCGAGCGCACTTCTGTGCCACAGGAGCTACATACCACACCGACGTTGTAGCCACCAACGATCTCGCCACATTCGCACGACGGCAGATTGCTCAGCAAATCGCCCGAATAGGTGGTATAGATCAGTCGGTTAAACTCTTGCCGATCCTTCTCCGATGATTCCGCAATCTCGTTGATGATCTTCGGCTCTCGCGTCGAGTGTTGGTAAAACAGCTCGTTGAAATTGATCAAACTGAGTCTTACGCCCACTCGTTTCTCCTTGTTTCCTGTTTACTCGGGTACGGAATACCACTAGCTAGATGATACTCCAATAGATACCTCACCCCTGTAAAAAGAAAAAAAAGAGGGACCCGAAGGCCCCTCTTTCGACCGCTTACGCGGAAATGGTTACTGCTGCGCTACGTGTTCAGCTGCTTACCAGCGCGAGCTGAAGCCCGTGCGGCCCCAGCCAGCGCCTTGGTTCGACTGACCGCCGAAGCCTGCCGCGAACAGACCGGTTGCACCCGGCGCCATGAGCAGGCCGTTGGCGAACTGCGCCGTTGCACGCTCTTGACCCGCGACGTCGCCGAACGGGTATTGTGCACGCAGGACGAGACCCGCATCCACGCAGCCCTTGGCCAGCGCTTCCATGAACGCACCGTCCAGCGTTGCACGACGTGCGAAACCCGTGAAGGTTGCATCGCCGACCAGACCCTGGATGATGTTCTTGCGACGCGCGAGACGCTGCGCGGGCGAGATTTGCAGATTGACGAACGTGTCGCTCCAGTCCTTGATGACCGTCGGGTCCTTCTCGCCGATCAGGTTCGCTACCGCGAGGTAGTCGATGTCGCGGATGTCGCGCTTGCGACCTTGCTGGTCGACGTACCAACCCAGGTGAATGCGGTTGTTGTTGTCGAACGCAACGCGGCCCGTGCCGTTCGTGTAGTGCTTCAGGAAGTTGCCGTTCGTCAGCGTCTGCGCTGCTTCGATGATGAACTCGTTGGCCTTCGGGCTGCCTTCAGCAGCAGCCGCGAACACCGAGTTCGACCAGGTCGACGGACCGCATTCCGGCACGTCGATCGAGAGCAGCAGGCCCGGACGCACGAAAGCTTGCAGCAGCTTGTGCAGCGTGCCTTGTGCCGTGAACGCGTCCGACTTCGTGTCGATGCGCGCGCCGATGCCGTTCGCGTTGCCTTCCGGATTCGCTTCGATACCGATTGCACCGATGTCGTGCATGTCGATGCCTTGCGCGTAAGGACGCGGTGCGAAACCACGTGCCCAGGCGTTGCCGTCGCGCAGCGTGAGCGCCTGAACCAGCGCGAACAGCTGTGCCGGAACGGTCATCAGCTCGAGCGTTTCCAGGTGCGTCATCACGAAGTGCGTGATGTACAGCGGGTTGAACTGCTGTTGCTGCGCTTGACCCCACTGCGCGTACGGGTTCGCGGTCGGCGCGACCGGGTCCCACACGAGGTCGAGGAAGCCGCCGACTTGCGAGACCTTCGTCGCGCGTGCGTCTGCGTTGGCGCCCTGGCCGGTCGTGATTGCCGTGGCGATCAGGTCGATCATCACGTCGGTGCGGATCGGCTCGCCGACCGGGTCGACCAGTTGGTCGTGGTTGAACGCGACGCGCGCGGTCAGGTTCGAGTCGCGTGCTGCGCCAGCCAGGTTCAGGTCGCGGAAGTCCGTGCGCATGCGGTTCAGTTCGTGGTTCGCGGCAAACAGGGCGTTCGCGGCGAGCTGGTACACGAGCTGTTCGTCTGCGACGTCGAACGAACGCGGCACGACTTCGGCTTCAGCGTCGATCAGACGCGCGCCGTTGAAGGTACGGGCCACGGCATCGGCCACGACTTCGCGGAACTTGTCGTCCCACACGTCGCCGTCGACACGCTGGATTTCGACGTTCTGGCCGTTGATCTGGTCGTACTTCGGCGGGAACGGTTCGCCCGAGCCTGCGAGGATCAGCGTGTGGTACGCGACGCCCAGGTCCAGGTCGTTCTTGTCGAACAGCGCCACGATGAGCGCCGAGCGCGCGATCGCCGGGTTGTTGTTCATGTCGAGCGGCAGCAGCTTGATCTCGAAAGCCGGGTTCGCCGACTTGTACGTTTCGATCAGTGCCTTCTCGAGCTTGACGAGCACTTCAGCGGCCGGGTTGCGACCCATCGGTGCGTTGCCCAGGCGGCCGAGCGAGCGGAAGCTGAAGCCCGCCGGTGCGGATTGTTGTTGCTGGTTCATGGTGCCTCGCGGTTGAGAGTTCTGGTTGTCCTTGGCCCGGCTGAAGCCTGCTGCCATTTGCGTTTCTGCCGGAGCTGCTGCTTGGCCTTCTTGGCCCGGTTGTTCGATTGCCATAGTGCTATTCCTTGTTTCAGAATTATCGTTTAATACACTCGAGTGTATGCTAGAAAAGAGCGATACTCTATTCCAACACAGGTTAGTAATATAGGTCTAACAAATCTTTGAATCGTGCCTTTATTACTAACTTCTGCTGGAACAAGATCAAACCTCGCTCATAGGGGGGTCCCCTAGCCAGTGGGTAAGACTGGCTAGGAGTAAAGACAGCGGTTTAGACTGTCTCTATACCATAGGCATTATCGCAGTAAGAATTTACTTCGCCAATTCTGCCTGGCGACGCTGCTTGCGCGGCATCGCTTTGTGCTGCTGGAGCTTCTGGGCGGCGAGCTCCGCGTCCGTGTACTGGACGTTGGTGGTAACACCAATGTAGGGTCGCTTCAGGGCCACCTTCACTTCGCCGTCGTCTTGACGATACACGGCGATGTTGCCGGTCATGATGCCGTGGTACCATTGGCCGTCGAAGAGTGCTGCGATTTCCGGCTGATGATCGAACTCGCGCTTCTCGTGACAAATGAGCAAGTACTTGACCAGTCCCCACTCACAGGTACGGGCCGACGCCGGTTGCGGCCGGTGCGCCATGAACTGCCAAAAGCGTTGCTGCTTCAAGTAGTTCAGATAGGCTTCTTGCTGTTGCGCCATCTGCATGGCCTGCTCGACCTGTTCCGGGGTTTGTTCCGGATTGGCAGCCAGGCCTTCGAGCGTGATCTGTTCCAGTTCGTCGGCGTTCATCACGTCGTCGAGTACCGGCACGCTTTTACGCGGTTCGGCTTCGGCTTGTTCCCGCATGGCTTGTTCGACCATGAGACCCTCTTGGATCTCAGCCAGTCGCGCAGCTTCTTCTTCCGAGACGGGCAACGCAGCCGCGCTCTCTACCTTAACATCCATCATCAGTTCCACCGATCGCGTTTTCTGTTCTTGGGCAAGGCGGGCCGCTGGGAGCTTTTCCCAGGGTTATTCACCTTGAATGCGGGCATAGCGTGTACAACTTCTGCCAAGCCCAATGGCTCGACGTCACTTCTCATGGGATGCACCATCCCAGTAAGTTTTTCCTGGATCTTGCGCTCACTCATGCCGCGACTCTTAAGCTCAACGCGCAATTCTTCGGGTGAAGCAATCACAATCAGGGGCAACTTGGCAGCACGAATCGCCTCAATAACGTGGGGTGCATGTAAGGCGTGCTCCACGTAAAGAATCGGCAACTCCCGGAAAGCACCTTTATGCTGGGACGTGAGCTCCATGACAGGGGTGCCATCCGGTAGCGCCACGGTGAGGGGTTCGATGCTCTGGTCGATCGGCTCCAAATAAGCCTTGGTCGCTTCGCGCAGCTGCTCGATGACCCGCGCGCATTCTTCATCCCGGTTCATTCCCACCACCTCCCTTTCTTGTAGCGTGAGCCCGACTTCGGCCCATGCTTACGTTTCTTCTTACCCCGGCGTTCATCGCGTGAACGATAGTCTTCCATCGGACCCTGATTCATGTTGGTGTATGTCTTGGCTCCGGTGCTCGCGTTCCCGTACAACGCCACGCTACTGGTATCGTTAACTGCTGCCTGAAGGGCGATCTGAACCGCAGCGCTGCGTAAGAGCGAACGGGCGTAGCCTGTACGGCCACCCGGCAAGATATGGCCGATGGTGCCCACATTCACGTGCGGCTTGGTGCGCTCAAACTTCGCCATCTTTCTTCTCCTCCGGCGCGCTCGCACAGACTTTACAACACATCCGGCGCTTGTAGCCCAGGAAGTGATGTCGGCAGTGTAGGCAGATACATTCGTACATGCCGTTTTCGTGCGGGAAGTCTTCCGGCCAGTGGCGTTCTTTACTGTCCGGATGCTTACGATTGAAGCCGGTGATAATCGCTGCGTCTAGCTTATCGCGCTGGGCTTCCAGCCGCTTGAGAATCGCGGCTTTAGCGATCTCGGCAGGAGTGGGTTGGAGTTGGATCTCGTCGCTCATGCTGCTTCTCGTTCTTGGTATCGTTCTAGTGTTGCTTCGGCTTCTTCGAGCGCCGCACGCACTTCCGCTAGGCGGTTGGCTGCTTCCTCGACCGTCCAAGCTTCGCCACCCCGTTGGGCACTGTGCGCTATCCGGCTAAACTGATGCTGGATAGCACGCGCACCCCGCTCTTGTTCTTGTCGCCATGACGGCGCCCATGGTTTATTCTGACGCTTGGCCATGCTAGTTCACCGGTGATTCCACCACTGACGACTACGTTGGTTCTTGGTTCGCTTGGCTTGTCGCTCACGTTGCGCTTGACGCTCTTCCGCAGGTGTGAGGGGCGCTGCCATGTAGCTCAGTTCTTCTTCCGAGTACGGGTTGGGGGTGGGCGGACAGATCTGATTGAACACCCGTTGCGCGGGACTGTGCGACTTCATAGGTGCGGCGTAAGGTGGCGAAGTGACGGGTTTCTTGTAATCGCGTGAATCAAACATCTCGACTCCTAGAAGGCGTACCACATCAACCAAGCGACGGCGGAGATCAAGCAGCCGATTACCAAGAAGCCAGCCGCGGCAATGCTTTGGAACGGCACCCGCTCCGGCGTCGCCAGACCCAGGGCCGGTAGCCCCACACAAAACACCGTGATCCAGATCGGCAACCAGTAGGAATGAAAGGAGATCATGTCGTGGTCAGAATGTTGGGCAAGGCGAGGAGGATGTTCTCGAGCGCCTTGGGCACACCTCGGTCACGGGCCGAACCGCGCGACATGACAAACGGAAAGTAGGCTTTGATCTTGTCGACCAATGCCGTATCGGCCACGTCGCACGTGTAGATGCTGGTATTGGCATCCGGCGTGCCTTGGAACATGTCGATCAAGAGCGCACAGGCGCGCGACATGTAGGGCTCGGCCGCGATGTCCTTCTCGTCGAAGACTTCCGGATGCTGACGGATAAAGCTGGTCCAACCACGGATAATCCCGACACTGGCGAGAAGGTTATTCGGCTCCACGGTTTCCCGTGTTTGATCGAAATTCATTTGCGTTTTCTCCGACGTTCTTTCTTGGGGGTGTTCCACCACTCGCGCTGACGACTGTATTTAGTCTCGAAGATGTTACTCTTCGGCACGCCTTCGGTTTCAACACTGATATAGGAACTGTTAGCGAGGACTTCGACGATGGCTTTGGTGACGGTTGCGCTTGGCCCCACGTTCACCAGGAGAATCTTCTGCTGGCCTGTGATCGCATGACGAATCGCACGCAGGTCCTCATCATCGACGACGGCAGTCATTCCACGATTCCTTCAAATACCCAGCGCCGCAGGGCAGCTTGAGCAGCAATCTGGCGATCCAATGCACCCCGACGGTAGCCGCTCACGCGCTGCGAATTTCCGTTTGCATTGGTATTACGAATGCGCACGGGATTCTTGATCGTCGTGCGTTTAACTACGTTTACCCCGAACATCAGCTGGCCTCATCGTATGCTTATCTGACTAATATAGGACGTTTCTATGCACGGCCTTTTTAATTTGTTGCCCGGTGTGAATCTGCCCACCATGTATGCAGCAAATTGGCATTACGCCAAAGAGGGACTCAGACACAACCTCAAAAAGGTCGTGGAGTTCTACCACACGCATTCCATGGCCGTCGAATCGGAACACTTTCTGATTCGTTTGTTGCAGTCCATCAGCACACCTAAAGCCCTGAGCCTCGATCGGTATTACGCAATCGTGGACGCACTGTCATTGAATCTTGGCATGGCGTTAAAAATGACTTCGTCGATTTCCAAGGGTCATGTGTTTTCCGGCGTGTTCTATGGGCCGGGTTGCACCGAAGTCTTGATTGCGGAAAATGCGGAGTTCGATCCTGTCGACGCCACTCGCAACTGGGAGCATGTCCAGGCGATCCGGGTACTGCGTCATCCGCGCAGTGATCTGATGCTCAATCTCCCCGATGGGAAGAAGACCGGTTCGGAAGAAGGCATCGCCGTGATTGCGATCAATATCCCGATGCTGGCGGTGCAGTACCGGGCGTTTCGCCTACAGGAAGATGCGTATACGGCTCGCACCGGGGAGCCGGGTCGCACCATCCAGCAGTTTGTCCACATGCACGTACTGCCCAATATGCTCTACACGCATCTGGACTACGTGATCCTGAACCGGATCTGGAATCTGCTGCATGGTGCGCCGATGGGTGAAGGTAAACCCCACTCCTTCTACATCACGGACTTCAATCAGAAGCTCAACGCAGTGCACACCACGATCCTCACGAATCTGCAGGCCGTGGGACAGGACTTTACCGGAGTGTTGCGCAGTATTCCGACCGTGACCCAAGACAATCTGGATGAGGCCCTGGCGATTCCGGAGATGGCGCCCACCCGGCAAGTGGAATGGGCCTTGGCCTTGTCGCGCTTTCCGGCGCTGGATGTGATGGTGGATCTCACTGAAGGCGGTAACCAGGGCGGGGCGAATATCCGCAACCAGCAACAGTTGAATATCCTGATGCAAGCGGTGCGCCAGTATCGTTCAGGCGCTTACTTCTCGAGTGTGCTGACGGGCGATGTGTTGTACGACGTCAATACGGAAATCGACGAGCTGGTAGAGAAGATTCGTCAACGCGGTGGCACAGTGATGGCAACGCCACAATAACGACTAATAACGGCATAAGGCCCGAGGGTTTCCCTCGGGCTCTATGACGCTGAAACGTCTACTTCGTACACCGAGTAATGACCCCGCGCTTCTTGCGCTCTTGAACTGCCAAACGCAAAACATCCACGCCCACAATCTTCTTGCAATACAACTGCTGTCCCGAGTAGGTGGCGGCGATAAATCCATCATCGCCTGCGTAAACGATTTTGGACAGGTACCCGTCGCGTACCAGGGTGTTTACGGCGAGTTTGTCCTCGACCTCGTCTTTATGCAAAGGACCTTCCTCGACCATTTTCACCATGATCGCGATGTGACTGGTCTCCAACTGTGTTGCGGACATTATAACCCCAAAAGTAGCGTATTGTTTCCTTTTCTCGAGTGGCCCGAAACCCCACTCATAACGATGCACTATTTAACGGCATATGGGGTCGATCACCAACCTCGCCCGGTACAGGACGCGGTCAGTGATCTTTTGCGCCCCTCTCCAATTAACAGTGAGAGGAGCGCTCGCCCGTTCAGCTCAATAAGGGTAAGGGGTGACGACACTAAGCTGACGTGAATGTCCAGCCTACAACTTAGTGTGAGTCTGACACCAAACGTGTCAATTTGTCGTTGGACAGATAAATGCCCAACGTTTCGAGGATAATGTAAAACACGCGCGTAGCATCCGCAACGATCTTACGCACCCCGGCCACCTGGAGGATCTCAGTCGGAATCCCCTTAGTCTGGAGATTCTGTTCCGGCAATTGCACGGAGCCCACATAGCGCTTACCCATTCGCTTCATGTACGCTTCCATGCGCCCTGCCAGTTCACGATCCTCAAGCGATTCCAACCACTCACGGGTCTTGGTCGGTGTGTCCAGCTCGGTGGCAATCTTGACACACGTGTACGGTACAGGGGGGGCGATACCATACTTGGGACCAAATACCTCGTTCCACATTACGTACTGCTGATACGGTGATTCTTCCGCCGACTTCGCGTACGAATCGGGCGTTTTGATCTGACCCATCCGGAAGAACTGATAGCCACCTTCGCCAATCGCCGTAAAGATCTGGCGCTCGATGTCAGCAATCGTTTTCAGGATGTCGTGAATCTTGATCTTCTCGCCCTTTAGCACCGAGTTCATGATAAAGAGCATCATCTTCTCGGCTTCCTTAATCACAAAGCGTGGCGCATTCGACGCCTTCAAGTGCACGCCCTTGATTTCCTTCTTGTACTCCTTGAAGAGGTTGCCTTCCTGGCAGCCAATCAAGGCGAAGTAGTGCTTGGCCACCTGGGTCGCGACAAACACGTCGAACTTGAATTCGTTCTTCATGGCGACTTTGTGGATGTACTTCTCCACAATCCCAAAGTTCGCACTCATGCGCGCCAACACGTGAATGATAGTCTGCGCTGCCAGGTACACCATCGAGGCCGCTACCGCATTACACTTCTCATCAAAACCGAGCCAGCCCTGATGCCAGAGCACCCAGTCTTGCACGGTAAAGATAGTCGAGTCCGTATCCGACGTAATCGCCGAACGACGAATCGAGTCCGGGAAAAACGCGAGAGAAGCAGGTACGTTGGTCGTCACCCAGAAGGCCGCGATCAGGTCCCGATACTCTTCCCCCACGTCGCCGATGTTCTTGGCTGTCGAGGCGAGAATACCGCGCGCCTCACCGACGATTTCATGCATCTGCAAGCCCTTGGTGTAGCGCTCACAGATTTGGGCTGCCAGGTGAACGTGTTCTTCTTGCACCGTCTTCAAGATGCTGTCAGGCTCCGGATGCGGCACTTCCACCATCATCGACAACTTGCTGATGAAGGTCCGCACCACCTCGTCATTAAAGCGCATCAGGTGGTACAAGTCCCCCGTGTAGACAAAGGCAGAGCGCTGCTCGGGTGAGAGCGTCTTCACCAGGTCATACACCTTCTTCATCTTGAACTTGTCGCGCACATAGAAGTTGGTCGAGTACATGATGCATTCCATCGTCTCATCGACCGACGGATGACGAATGCCAAACTTGCGCATCGCCGCAGCTTGCGCTGCATAGTCCGTGTGGTTGATAATCGAGATGATATTCTGCATGCAGATCTCGATCGACCAGTAATGGCGATTGCCCGAGAGGAACTTCTCGTTATTCGCATTGCCAAAGCCCGAGGTCGAGCGACAGTTCGAGGTGAGCGTCGAGTGGGCGGTCTTGTTGTACAGCGGCGTCGAAGGACTGACGTGCGCACCCGAGATCGAGTTATTCGCCAGCTTCTTATTGGTCTGCTCATTGTCCTTGATCTGCATCAGGACGACGTCGCCTTCCATTTCCGCTTTGAACTTGGCCTTCTTCGCCACCCCCCGTGCCTTCACGTTGCCCTCGATGTAATCAACGAGCGGTGACTGCTTCACATCGGGATGCAAATACGTGGTAAGCGTCGGGGCAATGAGTTCTTTGTTACGGATCGAATCATTCAGGTAGGCTTGTAGCGTACCTTCCATCTGGACCCGGTCACCGTTTTCTTGGCGCTCCAGGTAGACGATCTTCGGGTCCTTGAATTCGAACTGTCCGCCAGGACGCATCTCTGTTTTCACAAAGGTGGTGCAGTCCTCGATCGGTGCCCCCGTCATTTGATGCAAATAGGTCGCGCAGTCCTGGACATAATAGCCCAGTACATTTAGATCGCGCTTGTACTGGGAAGGCGCCAGTACAAATGGGTTGTTCGCTTCTGACACTTTGTTTTACTCCTTGTCGACCTACATGATCAAGGCGCCCAATAAAAACGAATCGACGGCATAAAAAGGAAAAAAGGGCGAGGAGCGGTTTCGGGCCGCCACCTCGCCTAAATACAGGTCGTTACAAGTACCGAAAAGGAAAACCAGTCACTGAACATGCCCGAGCGATTCGGAGCCACAGAGACTCTACTACCACTACCACTTCAACCAAAATCGAGGTAGACAGGGGCCAGCTTACTCTTAATCCACGCGATCGACCAACTTCCACAGGAGACTCCTATATTCGCCAAAGAGCGCTTGCGGAGGCGCAGAGCAGCGATAGGAGTAGGATCGATGTACGAGGAAACGCCGGTGCCAGGGGAAACAAGGAGGAAACCCCAGCAGCGTGAATAAGCCAGCCCCGCGTCTAGGCATACGGCGCGGTAGCCCGCGGGAGGGCTCGCGCGAGAGTCCTTACCGGCACCAGTCAGGAGGAGGCCTGATGTCGATGAGGGTACAGGCTTGCCGGGCCTTTCTCTTCAGAACATTACGGATGGGCGATATAAATTAACTAGGGTAAACCCTGGCTTATTTGATCGCTACCGTAACGAAGTTGTAACCGTTGGCGGCCAAAATAGCCTGAACCTTCGGAATGTCCTGTGGGGTCACCTGGGCGATGGTCGCCGTGATGGTCTGCGCGGTGATGAGCGTGACCGACGAGTCGTCGATCCATGCCACGCCCAAAATCTGCGTGTTGCCGTTTTGCGTCTTGACCTTGATGTACAGGTACGCGGCTGGATCGTTCGGTGTGTTGGTTTGCGGACCGAAGAGCGGGTAGAACTGCACGTGCAAGGACGTGACGTCCTCGTCCTTCATCGCGTCTTCATACGACATCACCGAGGTGACCTTGACGTTCTGCCAGTCGCTGCCCAGCAGAGGCGGATAGACGTTAAACGAGTACGTCTGCCCGATAGCAAAATTGTAAGCCATGGTTTCCCGTGCCCAAATGAACAAAAAAAAAGATCAGAAGGGCAGGTGATCCAAAATCACGTCGTCACCGAGAAACTGGTGGACGTAGTACGGGAAGCCGTAGCCGCTACCGGCTGCTCCTGTACGTAGCCCACGCAGCCCCTCGAGACGCGCGTACACACTCTGTGCCAGATTTTGAACCGCTGCCCGCAATCGCTGATACTCGCTAGACGCCGTGTTTTCATAAACCGGGTCTACTATACGATTGGTAATGGGCAGCGCCTCAAGTCGGGCGGGACCGTTCGCTGAATAGTCCAAAAACACTTCGAAGATCTGCGTGAGGATTTCGCGCTTATCGTTGAAGTGAATAGGCAAACCTTGCACTTCAAACAGAAACTGCGCCCAGAGATCCGCGGTCTCAAAGATCATGAGTCTGCTGTAATGCTCGTTTGCCATGGTCGATTCACAGGTTAGGGATATGGTCAGCGTGCAGGTGGCGCAGCACCATGTCACGGCCAAGCCAGTCGTGGAACTGATAGTACAGGTAGCCGTTCTGGTAGGCGCGCATCAGCCGTAGCTTCTGGAGCACCGACTCACCAAACTTATTGATGAGGCCCGCCAGGCGCGTAAACGACTCTTCGCCGCTCGTGCCTAACTGTTCCTGAAACAGATCGACACAGGCAAAGTTCAGCTCATGCAGCGCCTGCTTCTCGTAGTGGATTGACTCCATCACGATCTGCGCGACCATGTCCATCACGGTGTGGGGGAACTTATCCACCACCATGATGGGGGTCGTGGCGGTAGCAATTAACGAATCCAACTCGCGCGCCTTCCACAGCAGCGCCGCCATGTCAGAGTCGGTATCCAGAACCAAAAAGGTCGAAGGGGGCTGGCTGTGGACCGAACTCCTCAAAATCGGCCTTGGCAAACCGGACAAGATGGTCACTGTGGACCTCCGCAAAATGATAGGGAAAATAGCCGTCAGGCGGCAGATAAGCGTTGTACTCAAAGCGCAACCGATCTCGCATGGCGAGCCCCATCTTCATCACCGCTTCAAACATATCGCGATGAGGACCACGGGGAATATCGGCTTCCTCGATGCGGAACTCCTGGTAGCCGCAGTCGTACGCCAGTACGATCGCCACTTCCGTAAGCTCAGACTCTGCACAATCATACACGCTAATTGCCGAGAACACGCTCGCCAGCACTTCGTTCAAATCAAAGGGCGGACGAAAAGGCTGGGTCGCCACGCGCAGAAACCCATGGATCTCTTGCGTGAAGTCGATCAATAGGTTTTCAGTATACACGGCGTTTTCCCCAATTACTGGTGAGGACCTCGATGCCCACCACCAGATCTCGACCGATCCAGCGCGGACTTTGGTCGTCGATGTGGTAAGGTCGGCTGCTAAAGAGATCTTGCATGATGAGCAGTACTTGCTCTTCAATGGACTGCGTGATCATCTCGAGCTCACCCACGCGGCTCATGTATTCGCTTAAATCCACGGACGTATGTTTAATACGGCCCGTGCGCTCATCGAACTGTTCATGACGCCGGTTCACGTAACTGTCAAACTTCTTCAACACGAAATCCACCAGCTCACTGTGATGATGTTGCAGCGAGCGCTGGTACTCAGTGTACGGCGAGGTTTCCTGAAACGACGTGCCCAAGACGGCATTCTTCACGACGGAATGCACCCCGCCCCTCAGAAAGAGCTTGAACAACTCATCGTACACCATGGATTCCGTGATCAAATCACACGTCGGCAATATGAAAACGGACATGGTTGCTATTCCTTGTTTCGATTGTAATGACCTGTTACTTACAGTCTCACGGGCTCGTACACAGGATCGACGGGGCGGGCACGAAACTCCGTGACCACCACATCCCATGCGCCAGTAAGATCAGCGTACGCCTCTGTGGACGTATCGCTTAACTTCAAGTGCGGCAACACCGCGCCGATGTAATCGACGATCATGTCAAACGCACGGTTACACAACTGGTGCGCAGCGTTATGGTTCATGCCTGAGTTCTGCAACAGGGCTTTAGCTGTGACCAGGTATTCAGAAGGATGCTCTTCGCAGGTGTTGTCAAACACGTCCTTGAGCAAAGCTTCCAGGAGCGGGCCACTATCGTAGCTTCTCCAGTTCGGATCAAGTGCTGCTTCCGGATTGCGTGGGTTACGCTTGCGTGCTTGATACAGAGCCAGCTCGCGTTGCACGAACATGCCCACATCCAGCAGCGAAATCACCGTACTGCTTCTCATCTACTCATCCCCGACACGCGCTCTGTTAATCTTCAAAATCGCGTCCGTGCTCCATCATCCACGAGTAGATCCGATAGTCGATGGTCTTTTCCACCCGCACCGTCGTATTATCCACTTTCATGAAGTGCATGATCCAGCGATCTTGTCCCAAGAAGTCTGTCAACTGATGTAGCATGTCGCTTAACTGCAGCGTGATGCTCTCACAGATCTCCTGAGAGGCGTAAAAAAGTTGCTTGTCCTGTTCCGTGATCCGCGAACGGCCCAGCTCATCAGTCGGTTCGTGCTCGAGCGCGATGATGTTGCCAGTCTCGCCCCAGGTGAATTTGGGATCAGTGGGATCTTTCGGATACTGGAATACCGAATCGACCGTGATGCCGGAGCGCTGAAACTGCTCGAGCAGAAACGGCCGGATCACCGCATCAAAATTCAGCTTCTTGTGGCCACGACGAATGCGACCCTGACTGGACCATTTTGCATGGTTGATCACCATGTGGTCAATCAGCTCGACGAGCAAGTTACGAGCACGCAGCGAATAGCGTGACTGCGGCTTCAGATACGGCAAGTGGACTTTGGGGACCACGAGATTGGCTTCCGCGTCGAACACCTCATCGCGCAGCGGCAATTCGAACGAGGTGATCGGAATCGGCACCGCCACACTCTTGACTGCTTCACCTGCGTAGAAATACGGCTGCCCTGCGATCATCACCGGCTCACACTGAGTCGGCAGGTACAAGCCTTCCGGATTGGGCAACATGTAGGGACCTGCGGCAGCTTCCACCGCGTCGACCCAGTCTCCCAGATCCAGCACCAGCGTTCCAGTGATTTTCAGTTCCATTTTCTTTGGTAGTCGTAGTTCGTATTGGCAGGACGATTGTGGATGTAGTACCACAAGTACAGATCAATCCCGCGGATTTCTAAATCGATGAAGCAGTTATCCCCGTACAACTGCGGCACCTTGATGTACTGGCCCGTGTAGTAATCCAGATCCAACTGTGAACGGATCTGGTCATGCAGTCGGGCAAAGCGCCAATCCCGCGGATCGTGGTTCACAGAGAACAAATGATACACCTGCTCAATCTGTTCTTTCACGATCCATTCGATCAAGCGCTCTTCGCTTAACCCGGAGAAGACCAGTTGACTCGCAACGGCCCTCGTAGCGCCCTTTAAGACGCTCAGGAAGTCATGGATCTCCTGGATCAATAGCGCCCTAGGTTCGACGGTTAAGAGGTTCATGGCGGCTCCTTATACACAGTATCCAGCGGCTACGTTTGTTTTGACTATTTGTGTAACTGCGGCATAAAAAAATAATCAGTCCCTTTTGCACCCTCCTACTGGAAGGCATAAAAGGGACTCACCTCGTCCGATGCTCACCCAAACAGCGACCCGTAAAACGGACTGTGGGATTGTTGCGATCGGAACTGAGGTGGTCTGGACATCTCAAGATGCGAGCCAAGAGTTAGGCCCTATCGCTCATCCTTACCACGACCCATGGGTCTAGTAAACGATTGCCTCGGGTACTCCCTTGAAAACTGTCGCACTTATTGCCTCCTGCTCACCGGGGGTGGCAGGCCATTACTCACGGAATGTAAAAGACTGCCTAGCCCCTAAATGCACCCCCTGCGCCTGATGCGCGGTTCGGCTGGTATGGGACTAAGAGTCTGCGCATGGCCAAATCATCGGTCCGAATCAACGGGCCAAGCGCATCGCCTCAATGGCTGAAGGTACTACGAGCACCCTTAGCTCGCGTTGCCTTCCCCAGCTGGGGACGTCGCGCATGATGTCTATTCACCCGAGCTTGCGCCAGCCGAGGTGAGGACCGATGAACTTTGCGATTGGCGGCCGCTTGGAGGGAAGGGAACCATGAAAAATCATGGTAGAGCCACTTCATCTCCCGCAGCCACCATCGAGCCAGGTTTCTCACATGGCTAAACATCGGTTCTTATTGCTTTCCTTATCGTGTTTGCTGCGTTCTTGTTTTAGAGGATCAGCCCCGTTTCATCCGCACGGTCGCCTGCGCCCAAAATGGACTTGTGCGCGACGCGCGATTGCTGTTCCTCGCTCAGGTGCGTGAGCACCCGTTGCACGTTGTCCACGGCTTCGTGGATCACCCGGTCGCCCGTGATGTAATGCACCGGCGATTCCTTGGCGATGTTCTCGGGCATGTCAGCCGGGAACAGACCCAGAAAGCGCACTTCCGGCATGAACGGCAGCGTTGCATCGGCACCCGCTTTCGCCAGCGTCGCGACGCTGATGACGTTGCCCACGTGAGCGTGCGATTCGCCGTTCTTGACGATGTGCAATCCAGCGAGCATCGGCTGCTTGAAGGTGGTGACCTTGTCGAAGCGCAACCAGTTGTAGAGGTCACGCGTGTCGAGCTCGGTGTTCTCGCGGCTAAAGAGCGCAGCGAGGCCGACCACGACGGTTTCGATTTCAGCGTCCACCGCCGCACGCGGCGTGTCTTGCGTGTTCTGCAAATACGCGATGACGATCGGTGCACCCGCGGCCTTGGCGATGGCTTCGTAGGACTTGATCGTGTTGAGCGTGTTCTCCGCGTACAGACGCGTCGACGCATCACCCACCATGACCACAACCACCGGCACATCACGTGCGAGCAGCTCTTGCGTGAGGATCGGGCCGATCACCGAACCCGAACCGCCCGAGGCCGAATGCATCACCAGCGCCAGGTTGCCCGGCTTGTACGTGTGCAAGATTTCCTTGGCACGTTCTTTCACGACGGCAGCGTGTTCGCGACGCACTTGTCCAGCGCCATCGAGGCCCTGGAAGTGGTACACCGCATCGGCTGCGATGTCGGCGCTGAGTATGTTGGACTTGGAGGTGTCGATATAAACCGGATCGACGATCGCCATGCCTGCCTGACTCTTGCCGCGGTACTTCTCAAAGCGCGTCGCAATGTTCGTGCCAGCTCCGCCCGCTGCGTAGATGCTGATACGACCTTTGACTTTCTCGATGATTTCGGACATGTTTCTTTCCTAGTTTTTCAAAATGAAGCACTCCTACATAGTAGGGGATGTGCTCGTAAAAAATGCCTGGCGAAGCAGGCACCTTAAACTGCGGCCAGGTGACCGTTGATGACCGCTTCGGTGATGATGGTGGTCGACATCGGCTTGTCTTCAGCGATGAAGAACTCTTCGAACTTCGATTCGTGGAAGTGCATTTCCAACGGCACGAGTTCGGTCGAGTTACGTTCCTTGGCGTTCAGGTACTCCATCACCTTGCGCTTGGAACCGGCCCACAGGACACCTGCTTCCAACTCGCCCTTGAACGTCTTGTGAGCGCCATCAGCCATCGAAGCACGGAAGCCTTCGACGATAAAGTCACCCAGCGCGTTTTGGCTCACGCGGTACAGGATGGTAGCGCCATTGCTGGACACTTCATCCATTGCATAGTGCTTGTTCATGTACACAAGAGCAGCCAGGTTAGCTGCGTAAGCCTTGATGTTAGCAACGTTGTTCATGGTAATGCTCCTGAGAATAGACGAGATAGAATAGGTTGTCGAAGCTTCTTGCTTCAACTCAAGGACGTAATATAGGTCTGAAATTGTTTTCAATCGACTTTTAACACGCGATCCTATGTAGATTCTTTTTTAGCGGAGGCCAAGAGTGAATCCTATCACCCGAGCTGTGGATGATCTGAAGTTCAGGATTCCACGGCGTGTATTGGAAGAGGTGTTTGTCGAGCGCACGGCCCGTTGGCGTACTGCCCCGCGCTCGATCGACGAGTGTATTTTGGAACAAGTGGTGCGCCCCCGTGTGCTGGTGGACTGTAACCTGGTGGGTGGCACCGAAGCGTTTGTGTATCTGGATGATATTCCGTACGAACGCATGAACGACTACACGTCGGTGTATCGCATCCCCAAGACCAAGACGCAGGGTCGCTCGATTCTGTCGGTGCTGAACATCACATTCGCTGACCCGACGAAAGTCTCGAGCTACGGGATTGCCGCAGGCGCGCAGAACACCACGATGCTGCAAGCCGGTCAGGCTGTGATGGATGCTTACGGTGCCTTGCCCGTGACCTCCACCCATCGCGTGCAGTTGATCGGGGAAAACACCATCATGGTGCGCGATACCATCGTGCTGCCGCCGGACGTGTATCTGCGTTGTATTCTGGCTAACGACGAGAACATGTCGCATATCCAGATGCGCAGCTATCGGCCTTTCTGTCGGCTGGTGGAACTCGCGGTGAAAGCCTACATCTACAATGACCAAGTCATCGAGATGGACATCGGCAAGATTCGTGGCGGTCAGGAAATCGGTAAGTTCAAGGAAATCGTCGAGGAGTACAAGGACGCGGAAGAACAGTATCAGGAGTTCTTGGCGACCACCTGGCAGAAGGTGGCGTATATGAACGACAATGAGACGTTCAACCGATTTGTCAGGTCCCTGATTGGCGGCTACCGGTAACACGGTCATAGCGGGCAGCCCCAGGGCTGCCCGTATGCCGCTGTAGCGGCTTATGCGGCGTTGCGCAACTGGAGCTTCACGAAGGTTCCGGCCGCGGCTTCCTGGCCCTTAGCGAAGTCTACGAGACCCTTGGTGAGTGGCATGATGGTGAGCGTGAAACCTACGCCGTTCTCGTCGACCTTGAACACACAGGTGTTGGAGAGCTGGGAGACGAGGTTACGCATTTGGCTGAAGGCCGACGCGTAGTCGAAGTCGATCCCAGCCGCTTTCTGCCAGCGCTTGCCGAATTCCTTCTTGGCAGCTTTTTCCAGACGCGGGTAGATGGCTTTGGCGTTCACGTAGGTGCCTGCGTCTTCACCCATCTCGATCGTGACCTTCATCACGAGCTGATCGTCAACGTTCACCCGATAGCCTTCCAGCCGTCGGTACATGCCCTGATGGGAGCCCGCGTCGAACACGAAGTCGGTCGCCAGCGCCGGATGGGCGCCCAATTCACGCACAGTACGACGCACGAGACGCATCACCGGTTGCTCGTCAGCGCTGTAGAGCGAATTGATGTGGTTTTCGATAAACCCTTCATCTGCGTTGGTCGCTTCGAAATTCTTGAAGTCGTAGTTGGCGAAGAAGAAGGAAAGAGCTTTGTGGTTCATGTGAATCTCAGTGGTCTGTGTGGTACTTGGGCAAACCTGGCGTCGCCCCTGGTGTTTATTAAAAGAGGACTAGCAACTGGTACGCGCGATCGAACTGTTCGATGGCAAGCGAGAAGAGGTTAATCCTTCGCAGCACAACCCCCGAGCGAAAGTAGGCCGAAGCCAGGGCGTAAGCGGAATTCATCTCAAGCAACATTTGCGTGTGCTCGCGTTCAACGCGCTTACGTTCTCGTTTTGCCGCTACGTACATGTCACTGCACCGCTGACGTTCTTCCGTCCAAAAGGCAGGCGGTTGATTCTCGCGGGTTAAGGGGATAGAGTACATCGTCGGCCTTACGCAGCAAGTGCAGTAGCGCTACCTTCTTCGATAGCCTTGATAAAGGCTTTCACCTCGTTGAGCATCGTCTGGTAGGTATTCAGTTGGTGGACCGTGTCGCCACCCAACGCTTCGGGATGCTTGAGCGTTTGCTCGATCTGAGCCAGGCGCACGAGTTGCCCGATATTGGAGGTCAGTGCCTTGCATTCCCGGATCGCTCCGTGCAAGGAAATCTTGAGCTTATTCAGGATAGCCTGAAGCTCGGCTTCGGTAAAGCGCGCGTTAGGCATGCTAGTTCTCACGCGGGTAGGTTGGGAAAATAAGAAGGGTCTCTCGTCCCCCTCTCATGTAATTTAGGTATCCCGACATACCAAAAAAGCATCACGTCATTTTTGTTTTGCAGGGGGCACTGGAGCGTCCACTTGACCAGGCCATTTCACCACACTGAGCTCTTTATTCTCATGCCGGGGGGCTTCCGGATACAGGGCATGCAGATTGTACAGGCAGTCCTTGTTAAAGAACGCACCCAGATGCCCGTGCGGGAGTTCCACCAGTGCCACTTCCTTTTTTGCCATCACAAACCTAAGAGAAAAGACCAAAAAAAAAGACTGAAAAAGAGAGGCCCCGAAGGGCCCCCTTAAACTCACCCCTCAGGCGAGGGGCAAGGGAGTTTTCGGTTAGCGCGGCAGATCCGCTTCGACCTCAATCATACCGGCCAGACGATACAGGAGCGTGGCGGCATGATTGGTGGAGCTCGCCGCGGCTGAGATTTCCTGGAAGGTCGGCTTATCGTCCAATGAGGCGAGAATATGCAGCGCTTGTTCCAGGCCGCTTTTAATCTCCTTCATCATGAGCTGCTTATTACGCGCCATAGCGAGCCCCGTCGATAAAAGAGACTTCGAACTGACCATCAAAGCGCATCGTTACGCGCTCGTAGATCGGATGCTCACCCTCGTGCTCCACTTCACGCGGCTTCACAAAGCGGATCTTGCACTTGACGGCCGACTCATCGTCGATCACTTTGCACTCGCGCTTGAGGAGTTCTTCGAAACCGCGCTCAAGCGCGAAAGCATACTGAGCGTCTTCGCCCAGCTTCACCATGATGACGTTCTGCATCAGCACACGCAGATTATCGACCACGACGTTGTAGGCGCGTTTGCGGCGCAGATCTGCGGGCTTCACCCCGGCCCGATCGGCCATGATGATAAGGTCAGCCATGGCGCGCAGACTGTCGCGCACCTTACCTGCCCAGAGCGTCGTGTCCAGGTCGCCACCGGCGAACTTGAACTTACCGACGATGCGTTGATCGAGGCTCAGGTTAGCGATCTTGCGGATCTCTTCCGTGTGCGCCTTCAGGGACGTGACGGGAATTGCTGTAGTGTTAGTTTCGGCCATTTTGGTTCTCCTTAGTTTCGGTAGGGGTGAACGACTTACTGCGGTACATCGAGCAGATTGACGCTTGTTTCGCCGATCGTGATATTGAACTGGTCAAAGAGCAACCAGTGATCTTGCCACTCGAGGTTGCCCAACACCGGATGCTGCGTCGCGCCTGCTTGCGGCAGAGTGAAACCAAAGAGCTCCGACAGGAATGTCTGGTTCGGCAACGCGATGACCTTACGTTTGCTGTGAGGGCCTTCGGGCAACACGTAACGCTGCAGTGCCTTCTTCAGCTCATTAACCGTGACTTCGGCGGGTGAATGCTGCGCTTCCTGATAGCGCAAGGTGAGCAAGTGGCTCACGATAGAGGTACCGTACATTAAGCGCTCCTTAATGACCTTGAGACTGGATTTCGTTGATGCGGGCCATTTGCAGCGAGTGACCCACTTCGCAGGTGGTGGCGATAACACCAGCGAACGTCATGAAGCACAGTGCCACGAAGGCACCCATCTTCACTTTATTCACGAGCTTCTGGCTTTGGCTCAGGTAATCTTTGCTGGCGTGGTCGATCATGGTCATGCTCCAAGAGATGAAAAGAGGGATGTAAAAACTGAGATTATTTAAACGGCACACTGGCTAGGGGTTGCCCCCTAGCCGCTATGTCGTTCTGTCACTTGCCTTAGAACCCGAAGCGTGCACGCGGGCGAGCCGTAGCACGCACAGAGATGCGCACTTCATCCACCTGACGGCCCGGCAGCGGGCGCGACACGCGCGGCGTACCCAGCATGGATTCGATGCTCGACTGGATGCGCACCACAGTCGTGCTGTGGGTGCCGAAGATGGACGCGCGTTCTGACGTATCAGTCGACAGATTCAGGCCCAGACCATCCAGGCCTTCGACCACCATCGTGGTGACCTTCTGACCATGGATCGAGGGCATGACTTCCGTCTTACCGAGGATCGTGCCCGGCTTAAGCGTGATGTTTTCTTCCTGCGTCCAGCTACGGCTTTCGTGACCGAGAAGCGTATCTTCTTCGATCGAGTAGCGCACCATGGCGCGCACGGTGTTGGACGAGGCGATATTGAGATTGATCGTGAACATGGCTTTGCTTCCTTGTTTAAATGTAGGGGGTCTTCAAACGCGGGGGAGCGTCTTCTCTCCCCCGCGGGTACTACCGGTTACTCGCCTGCGAAGAGCGCATCAAGGGCGTCACTCGACCAGGCTTCGGTGTAGCCAAAGGACGTCTCCTCTGCCAGGCCGAACTGCGCAGGCAGATTCAACTCATGGCGCAGCGAGACTTCCTGAACCTCCTCGAACACTGACATTTCTTCGATGTCGTAGATGTCCAGGAGTTGCCTGCGCTTCGGCGTATGGTCCTTCGCTTCAGACTTGCGAAAGACATGGGCCAGATTACCGAAGCGAAAGGGCTTGTTTTGCGACATGGTTTCTCCAATTGCTTGAGAAGAGGTTGAACTACGGGAGTGGTTAGAACTGGTTACTTGCTCTAACTCAGCCGGAGAATATATGGTTGAAATCTTTTTCAATCCACGTCACTCCGGCATAAAGGCCTGGGTCACCCCAGGCTCCTAGCGCGCTCCATGAGTCCGCAATTACACGGAGCGTTATAGCCGTGGATGGCCGAGAAGCTATCCTCGACACAGGTAGTCTGTTTGCCATCACGCATGATCCAGACCATACCGTCTCGGGGTTGGGTGTGTTGCTCTTCTTGTTCGATACTCTCGTGAATCGCCTTGAAGTTAGCGAGGATATGTTTAAAGCGTTGTGGCATAAGTCTCTTCGTGGGGTTGAGGAACTGAGCTGCAAGTCTTTACTTGCTTGTGCTCGACGGGAGAATATAGGTTTGAATATTTCTAGCATCCACGGATCGACGGCATAAACGCCAGGCTCTCTGCCCGGCGAGGAAGATCACTTTGTAATTAAATATTCTATTCTTACAGAGTATGACTCCAGGGAGTATTCCTTTCTAGGGAATAATAAAGAGAGGGGCTCCGCCCCTCTCTACGCTTAATTCTCTTCCTCCGCTTCGCTCCGCGTCGCCTCCGCTCCTTGACACATATCTAAGTTCCTACACAGTATTTTTTTACTTTATGCTTATAAATCAAGTACTTAGCTTCTAAACCCGATATTAACATATCGGGAGAGGGGCTTAGTCCCCCTCTCCCTTTTTTAAAAAGTTTAGACCGGGGTTTGTCAACCTAGAGAGTGAGCGCGTAGCGCTAGGGAAAGGAACAAAGGCACGAGCGCAGCGACAGAGATGTTTGGATAGGTATTGGATGGTATTGTTGATGAATGACACCGCATGGTCGAAAACCCGCCCAGCGTTGCAAACCATTCTTAGGGGCGCGGCGGGCGGCGGCTTTTTATCGTGTTCCCCTATCTTGTTATGCACCGCGCGCAGCAGGATCTTTTATCCTGTAGATAGCAATACTGTGAATCTCCAATTCCGTTCCTACTCCCTAAGGAAAGAACCCATGAGCAAGAGCATGTTCCGAATGGCGCTGGAAGGCGAGACGGTCGAGATGACCTCGCGTCCTAATGAGCCGACCATCGTGATGAGCGGTCCGCTGTCCGAGATCTTCACCAAGGCACTGGACGTGGCCTACGCCAAAGAGCCGAGCCAAGGTGAGGGTGTAGTGGCGACCGAGTCACAAGCCCAAGACGTGACGGTCATGCAAAAGATCGTCGAATCCATTAGCAACAACCAACAGCAGTCGGTGCAGCCGGTGAGCGAAGTCAACGGCGAAATCGGCGCGCCGGGTGCGCAAGGCGCTGACCTGCAAGTCTACGGCGTGGCCAAGGCCGACATCACTGACGCTGACGTGGTCGACGTGGCCGACGCACTGATGAATGAAGACAGCGAAAGCCGTCCGAAGGAATTCGTGGTGGTGGTCGATGGCACGCTGCCCTCGGTCAACGGTCTGGGTGGCGCACCCAAGGAAGAAGTCGAATATCTGTCCGAAGCGATGGAAGCCCTGACCAAACGGCTAGGCGGTAAATTCTATCGTTCGTTCGAAGAATTCGTCGAAGGCGTCGTGAACCCGGAAACCGATCTCGGCAACGGTGGCAACGATGGCGCGGACGGTGTGGGGACGGCCGGTGACGTGACGGCCCAACAGGGCGGTGAAGGCGTTGCAGGCGATCCGGCCACCAATCCGTGTCCGCAAGATCCGTCGATCACCTCGCGCGTGGTCGAGATCGCGAAGATCGCTGCTGAAGAAGCCGCCGCCGCTGCGGAAGCTCCGGCCGGTGACGACACGGGTGTCGCGCCCGCGTTGGAAGAAGGCAACACCGACACGGGTCAACCTGTGGTGCAAGCGGTCTCGGCCCTGCCGAACGATCCGGGCGCTTTGAGCCCCGAAGCGCAAGCCGCGATCGGCGCGGGTGACGACAAGGTCCCCGCTCCCAAGAAGGAAGGTGAAGTGCCGCAGAACCAGGCTAACGGTGAAGACCCGACGGTGCCCGTCGCCAATGGCGATGCAGCGCTTGAAAGCTTCCGTGTTCGTCTCGTCACGTTGGCGCCGCGCCAACGCGTGCGCGCACGTAAGTAATCTCATCCCTGGAACGGATGGTGTAAACGGCGGGGCTTCGGCCCCGCCTTTATGCCGTTGATCCTAATTCTGTGTATCGTTGCCCTATCTGAGAGGATGCTAAATGGTAGACGTTTCTATCAAGGGCGTGTTTGAAAGCGAGTGTGCTCACCTTGCTTTGGACGCGCAACTGGCCAAACGCATCCATTTGTATACTGTCGGTTTCGCCCACAAAAACCAGGACCACATCGAGTTCTTTGGCGGGAACCTGACTGGTGTGCAAGTGGTGCGCTTTACCGACGCTGATCGGGACCACTGGTTTACAGAGATTGTTCAGGCCGATGAAGGTGCCCTCGAAGCTCGCCTTCTCGCCTTGCCCACCGTGAACGAAAATTTCAACGTGTCCTCGGATACGATGAACCTCTCGTGCGCGTGGCTGCTGCACGCACTCCTGCACAGCAAGAAACTGAGCGACGCTCAGCGCCATCAGGCGATGCTGGATGTCGTGCTGGTGATGCAATACAAGTTCCTCACATCCCGTCTGTACCGGCACTTTAAGTATCCGGCGGATCGTGCGACTGCAGAGGCTACCTACGCAGCCCTCACGTTTAAGTACGCTATCAAACAGTACGGCTCTTGGGCCGCAGTGCTCAATGCCCGCGCTGAAGAAGTGATCAGCCCGACCGGTCTTCACCGCAAAGCCATCGAACTGATGGACCCCGATAGCACCGTCATCTATTTGCTCAATGACACGCAAGGTCGAATTCGTGACATGTTGAAAAACATTTACGACGTCTTCTTGCAAGTGCATCGGCAGGGTATCAAGATCAGCTCGACGAGTTCTCTCGTGGAACACGACGGGGTCGAGATCTTGAAGGACAAGTCGAAAAACCTCCTGGCTTACACCAGGTATATCAACTCGATCATCACCGACCGGAACTCCTTCATTCGCGAAGAGCTGCTCACCGTTATTGAGAAGCAGATGAAGACGATGCCGCCCCGTCTTTTTCGCGAATCGCTCGAATGGATGTCGGACAATTACCGCCAGTCCGGCGCGAGTATGATCGAAGAGCTGCTCAACGAAACCCTGATCCACAGTTTTGACTACCTCGCGGAGAATCGGAACTTGGTGAGGAATTCTACGGACTTGGCCAGCCTACTCACACGCTTGCGTGGTGTGTACATGAGTTCGCGGTCCACGGACCCTGCTCTGTTCTCGCTGCGGGAGAAAGCAGAAAAGATCGTGAAGCTCGCGACTAACAATAAGAACTCCAGTGTGATTGCGGCTGTGCGCACCGGGATACTGCTGTACTTGATCGCCCGCGCGTATTCGATGCGGTATTACTCCCAGAGCGCCGCTGCATAAGGCTTGGTCGCACGACCAGGTTCTACCATGTCGCTTTTGAAGAGGTTAGCTACCCGAGGGTTCCTGTGGCTGGAGCACGTAAAGGGTAACAGGTCGTTCCAGCAAGAGGTCGTGATCCAAACGAATCGCCGCAATACGCTTCGGGTGATTCATCATTCGGGTTACGACATCACCATCTACTGTCAGCGCTTGCAGTTCGAGACGGGCTACTCGCTCTGGCAATGGCCGAAGAAGAAACACCTGGCTTACCAGTTGTTTTCCACGACGACCAATGATGCACCGGAATTGATTCGTCGGGCCTGTGACTTAGCCGTTACCTTGCCTGCCCTGTGTCCCGGTTATGTAGAAGACGAAGTGCAAAAGCTCTACGCCATTGATGCGTACGTGGATTTGATCACGGACAAATTAAGAGCGCTCAAGCAAAGCAGCTTCATCTAGCGCGTATGGGGGAGGCTTCGGCCTCCCTCTATGCCGCGCATCTGTTGCTTATCTTGTTATGAGACGTATTATCCAGTTTAAGCTGGTTTCTACGGGTCATCCCCGGTGAGACTATGATCTCAAACTGGCTGATCAATTAACGTAAACGGGTGACAAAATTATACTGTTCGAACAGGATTGGTACCGTTATCCTACTGCGATCATCGACACCAAGACCACCAACAAAAGTTGGATTCGTCTGGCCGCAGTGTATCGCTCGATGGGTATTAAGAACCACGCATTCCTGCTTGCGCTCGTGAATCCGAAACTGCAAGGGGTGGACCCCTTCAGCAAAGATCTCACACCTGAGCAGATGTACATGATCGCGGTGGAGTGCAAGATCAATCCCTGGTACTTCTTCCGGGAAATCGCCCGCGCGCCGGGTAACTCCGGCTCCGACGCGGTACCGCTTGAAGCGAACCGGGCCAACATTGCACTTTATTGGTCTTTTTTTAACCACATCTTCTTTACGCTGATTCAGCCACGTCAGACGGGTAAGTCCTTCTCGACCGATACGTTGATGAGCTACCTGATGAACGTGGTCTGTACGGGCACCAGCATTAACCTGTTGACCAAGGACGACAACTTGCGCCGCAAGAACATTGAGCGGATCAAGGAAATCATGTCGGAGTTGCCGCCGTACCTGAGCCAGCGTTCAAAGGACGATGCGCAAAACGGTGAAGAAATCACCGTCAAGGCGTTGAAGAACTCGTACAACACGCACGTGCCGCAATCGAGCCCGAAGCGTGCGTACAACATGGGACGTGGTCTGACGACAGCGATCTTCCACATCGACGAGCCGCCGTTCCAGCCGAATATCGCGATTGCGCTGCCTGCTGCGCTGGCTGCAACGGGTGCTGCAGTGGAGCGTGCCAAGGCCGCTGGCGCCCCGTACGGCACCATCCTGACGACCACTGCCGGGAAGAAGGACGACAAGGACGGCCGCTTTATTTACAAGCTGCTGGAAGACTCGGCCTCGTGGACCGAGAAGTTCTTTGACTGCCAGAACTGGGCCGAACTGGATCGCATGGTGCGCCGCAATTCGCGCGCTGGGCTGTTCCGCATCAACGGTACCTTCAGTCACCGTCAGTTGGGTAAGAGCGATGAGTGGCTCAAGCAGAAGATTGAAGAATCGCTGCAAACGGGGGACGACGCGAATCGAGATTACTTCAACCTGTGGACTTCGGGTACGGAAAGCTCACCGCTCTCCACCAGCACCGCCGAGATGATTGCCTCGTCGCGGCTGGATGAGCTCTACACCTCGATCAGTGATCCGGATGGCTACATCACGCGCTGGTATATCCCGGAAGAGGAGATTGCCACACGGATGGCAACAGGCAAGTTCGTGCTCGGCATGGATACGTCCGAAGCCGGTGGGGGCGATGACATCTCGCTCGTCTTGATGGATGTGGAAACGCTCGAAGTGGTGGCAGCGGGCTCGTATAACGAAACCAACCTGATTACCTTCTCGAAGTGGGTGTGCGATACGCTTGTTAAGTACTCGAACATCACGGCCGTCATCGAGCGGCGTTCCACCGGGGCGATGTTGCTCGATTACCTGCTGCTGATGTTGCCTAACCATGGTGAAGATCCGTTTAAGCGCATCTTTAACAAGGTGGTGCAGGATTACGACGAGTATCCGGATCGTTACAAGGAAATCAAGGTGCCGATCGGTCGGCGCCCGACCGACATCTACGTGCGCTACAAGACCACGTTCGGCTTTGCCACCTCGGGTTCGGGGGCTAACAGTCGCAATGCCTTGTATGGTCAGGTGCTCCAGGCAGCTGCTCAGCGCAGTGGCATGAAGGTGCACGACAAGATGCTGGCCGGTCAGATCCTGGGTCTCGTGTACAAGAACGGCCGGATCGACCACGAAGATGGCGAACACGATGACTTGGTGATTGGCTGGTTGCTCTGCCATTGGTTCCTCATGCATGGCAAGAACCTGCAACACTATGGCATCGATCCTCGCCAGGTCATGTGTGCAGTCAGGACCAAGCAAGCTGAGTCGCAAGAGGACTTCTTCCGGCGCATGGAGCAACAAACCGTGCGCAGTCGTATCGAGGAGATCTACAACGCGCTCACCGGCGAGCACGATGACTTTGTGGCCGCGCGTCTGGAGCAGGAGCTGCGTATGCTGGATAAGAAGATCATTCTCGAACAGGATGAAATCTATTCGGTGGATGAGCTCATCCGTAGCGCTCGGGAAACCAAGCGCAACAAGGTGCGTAACTCCAATCTGTATCAGCAGTCACAGCAGAATCAGTATCTCGGCCACAATACCGGAATGCTGGTGACGAGTGACTTGCCGATCTCGCATGTGGATATGTTTGGTTCACCCGCGAACTACGGGGTGTACTCGACCGCCGCAGGCAGTCGTTGGTAAGGCGTTGATGGCTTAACGGCATAGAGCCCAGGGGGAAACCCCTGGGCCTTATGACGCTTAGGATGCCACAGCGTTAGTTGGTTTGCCAGACCGCCATCGGGCACAGCGCCAGCTCGAGATCGTTCTCCGGCGTGCGGAAGAAGAACTTCACCACCAGCGTGCTGCCTGCCGCAATCGCCTGACCAATCGCCAGTTGAGAGGCCCACTGACTGATCGGGAACTCCACCGGCGCCTGGTTCGGGAGCAGGAGCGCGAACATGTTCGGCTCCGGTGCCTGCGTCTCGACGTTCGGATCGGTGAGCGGCTTGGCCGGGTAGTACACCTGATCGAGGAACGCGTCGAAGTCCGTGAGACCCTGATTGATGTACACCTGCATCAGGTTCTGGTTCACGAAGGTCGTCGATGCATGGGTGTTCAAGCCATACGCAGGCGTTTGACCCGGATCGTACGCGATGGTCCAGTTGGTGCCCGTCTTATCCGTCCCGTCACGATTGAGCACGAGACCGATGGTCTGCGTGAACTGCACGTTCTTGTAGGCGGGATTGACATCCGAGAGCTTCAACTGGACCTGCAACTGCTGATTCACCCCGTAGCCGTGCGGCAAGAAGGCCGGACTATTGGGGGCGAACGTCACATACGGCGTGACCAGTTGCGCGAGGTTGCGATCGAGGTTAAAGAGGTACCAATCCAGATACCAGCCGTTGACCGAGTCAATGAAGCGCGGCACCGCAAAGAGCTTAAGCGTGTACGCGCCGTCGACATTCTCGGTCGTGGCGTTGTACGTTTCCTGGATAAAGGCTGCGCCACCCGAGCCGTCCACGTTCGCCGTAGCCCCGTACACCAGCTCGTCTTGCGACAGATTGTACTTGAGCACCAGCTTGAACTTCTGACCGACGATGGTCGCCACGTACGCATCCAGCCCGAAGAGCTGGAACTTGGTCCCATCCACCGGCATCGAGGCAGTGGTGCCATCCGAGTAATGGACCTGACCCATCAGGTTCAGACCATCCTTCGGCACATTGATCGGGTAGACCAAGGTATTCGGATCGCTCGAGCTCATGAACGGCGAAGTCATCGAGATACCGGTGATGTACTTCTCGCTCGCATCGGTCGAGCGGATAAACGCCGTGTTCTCGATCAGCAGCTGACGCTTGGAGAGCACCGTACCATCCGCTGCGTAGATCACCACCGTAACAATCTCGCCATCGAGCAAGGCCACTTTGGTGTAGCACTGCTTGACGACCTTCAGGGCCGTGGTGACCACGCCTTGTTGCGACGTTTGCACGACTTCCAGCGGCACGTTCTCGCCGAGCAGATTGCCCGACTGATCGTAAAACGCCGAAATCACCGTGCCGTCGTCGCCCAGGATGGCGCCCTTGAAGATCTTCGCGTACGATGCCTGGCTACCCCCCACGACCAGGCGCACGTCGACGGCCAACGAAAACGGCATCACGCTCTGATCGAGATAGCAGCGGTAGGTATCCGACTGCGTGCCAGGACCGACCCCCATTAAGAGATCATCTTCGCTGAATTCCCCCGTGGCCGCGGTCGTGATGGAGACGAGCGTTGGAATGAGCGTGGTTTGGTCCAGAGCCGCGACCCGATACCACGCATTGGAGCCCGGTGAGTTATCCACCACGTAGTCGCCGACATTGGGGACGTACATGTTGGTGCCCGCCAGACCACGATAGATCTCGGACAATGCCCAGATCCGAAACCCGCTGTCCGGGTTATAGACGGGGACACCCCCGTCCGTGCCCGTGACGCTGGTATTCCCAATGGATGCGCCGAGGGTAGCCCCCAGCGGCATCGTTAGGGTTGATTTACCCAAGACGTCCATTAACTTCCACCTGTGTAGTTTTGGATGTTGACAAAGTTGGCCAGATTCACCAACCCATTCAGATACAGGTTGACTGCGCGCAGCAAGAACTTGTAGTGGTAGATCGAGGTGCCAATCACCGTCATCAAGTCATGCGGATGGATTTCGACAAAGCGCAGGTCCGGTGTATTGGCCGGTTGTGTCGGGTCCATCGTGAGCAGGTACTCGTACGGCGCACACAGCTCGCGCACCACGTCGTCGTTGTACTGCAGGTACATGCGCGGATCATCCAGCAAGCCATTGTTCATGTCGTACAACAGCTTGCAGGCAAAGGGACTGTAGACTGCCCACTTCTGTTCGATCTGATCCGGCCCGTCCGGTTGCGGCATCGGGTAGTACTGCGACATGTAGTCGCTCACCACCTGATCCGTTTCCATGGCGATTGCCCGCAACGAATACGTGTCAGTCGTGGTCAGTCCACGCAACGGCACCACGAGGTCGCGCACCAAGTACGGCGTACCATTCAGGGCATTGGGGGCCGAGACCCCCGCATTGCCTTCCTGGAACAGCAGCGCTGAACGATCGAGCGTCGCCCCATTCACCTGGATGCGCAACACCTTATCGTCACGGATGTCAAAGCGGTTGTTATCCGACAGAAGCCCGTACTGGATAAAACCCTTGTCATCTTGCGGCGTGCGTGACTGGTCGGCATTGCAAAAGCCCGTGAAGCGAATGTCCACATGCTGCGTGCTGTTGCTCGCCATCCGAAACGCCTTGTTGACGATCACGATCTGCGGGAAATTGACGTAGTAGTCAATATTCTCCACCAGCGCCTTGCCATTTAACCACAGGTCCAGCTCCCCCATCGGGATCTGCATGGTCCAGTTGGTCGTCTGGTTATTGCGATGCATGCGGTGCGAGAGCGTGAATTCCAACAAGCCGTCGGTGGTGGTCAGATCCAGCGAATACGCTAAGAAGAAGCGATCTCCGCGTACCAGCGTATAGAACTTGGTCGGGTCCACCAGCCAGGTGAGCTTGCCATTCGCGTCCACTGCGTACGCACCCGAGCCCGTTACATCGGTCCAGACGTTGGTTGGCACTCCACCCACGATCGGACAGGTATACATCCGGTAATCGGTCGCTGAATCAAGCGTTTGCGACGTGATCCCGTAGGTCTCATCGAGCTGGGTATTGCCTGTGCCCGAAATGAGCTCCACCAGCGTTGCATTCGAGTAACCGCACGCGTAGATCGAGCCTGCCTGGTGTGAGGTCCAGCCCAGCAGCGTGCCAGTGCTGTCGTACTCGTAGCCAGTGGACTTTACCTGCAAGCCATATGGCACATCTACCACGTTCTGGCTGGATTCGACCCGCACTTGCTGCGGCGTATCACCCAGCAGCTTACTGATCGCGTTGTAGCCCAGCGCATCTTCGACTTCGGCCTTGGAGAGCACCGGCATGAGCGAGCCCATGATCTGCGTATAGGTCGACGACTCCAGGTTCGCTGCTTTCCAGTTCTCGACGTTCGAGTTGATCCCGAGCATCGCCCCGCGGATCAAGTTATCCGGCAGCTTGTAGAGCTCGTGGATGCGGTTATGCTCGAATACCAGTGAACGGTTCCAGCCGCCGTTGCGAATGTGCAGCCGCACGTAGCACTGCATCGGGTCCCAGCCCTGGTCCGAACAGAAGGCATTTACATAGGCCGGAACGATCGCATAGTCTTTGTGTGTGACCATGCGCAGACTATCGCCTGCATTGCGATGGTAATACACGCCCTTCCAGCGATTGGAGGGTTGCGGCTGGCAGACGTACACGTCGATGTCGTCTTCGTAGTCGATCTCGTTGACGTTACCCGCGTAGTGGAGGAGCCACTTTTGCTTGGTGTCGAGCGTGCTGGTGAACGACTGCAGGTCACTGACCTTAAAATCCACCACCTTGTAGATTGAGGCGTCATAAACGAATTCGACCACATCGCCGACGTTGACCGTGAACAGATCGATCTGACTGACCTTGTAGCCATTCACGTACGCATACACCACACCTTGCTTGGCGCTGTACGCAGCCAGATCGTTTTGCAACGTCAGGATCGCGTCGGTGTTCAGTGGGGTACGGCCCTCGACATAGACCTTTGCACTCGCATCAGTGGCCGCTTGCGACTTGTAATACGCGTTGCTATAGACCCGCAAGAAAAGCGGCTCGGTGTCGAGGTTGATGTTGATCTTCGGCTGCACTTGCACCGCGACGATCAGGTTGTGATTCTCCGTGATCATGTACCAACTTTGCGTACGTGGCATTTGCAGGCCACTGTTCGCATATAGGTCCAC